CTTCAGCTGTTTCAAATTTAATTTTACCTAAACTACTACCAGGCGCTACTTGTTGGAAAACTCTTCTAACTAAATCCCCAAGCTTTTCCAATAAACCTTTGTCAAATTTAATATCTCCAGTAGCTAGCGCTTCAGAGAATAATGTAAGAGTTTCCTCAGCTTTAATCTCTCCACCTATTTCTCTATTATTTTTGTATTGCTTTAATCTTTTTCTTAAATTACTATCTTTAAATTGCTTTTCATCTAAAGTGTTTAGCTTTTCAAATAAAGAAGCTTCTAATGCAAAAGCATTTCTAGGGTTTAATTTTAAAGTAGATTCAAGAACAGAGTGTAGTACTTCATGTTGAGCTGTAGTCCATTGATTTTGTTTACCTATTAAGTCCTCGTTAAGTATTATCGTTGATCTACCAGTCTTAGGATTTTTTGAAACATTTATTCCAAATTTATTTTGAGCAGCAGCACTATTCTTTTCACCTTTACCACTTGGGTTTACTCTATCTAATTCTAAAGCTACCGATTCTGTATTTTTAGACCTAACAACATCTACTTTCATGTCAGCTCCTTTAGTCGCTTTAACAGCGCTATTGTGAGCTCTTTCAACATTGTTTATTACTTTTAATCTAGTATTTATTTCTTCTAAATTATTTTTTTGAAAATCTACAAAAACATCGTCATTGTTTTTAATATTAGTTTCTAATCTCTTTTTCTCAAGCATTAGTTCTAAAGCTTCTTGTCTGCCTGTAGCAGAAAAATCATTAGGAATTTTCATAGCTGCATTCCTAGAATCAGCTATACTTGATAACTCTTGCTGGTGTTCTTCTTTTGTTAAAACACCGTCTTTTAACATTTTATCTGTAGCTTGCACAGCTTGTTGATAAAATTTATCTGCTTGCTTATACGACTCTGCACCTTTCCAGTTTAAACCTATAGATGCTTGCTTGGTAGCTAGTCTCACAGATTTAACACCACCTCTAAACATAGCTCCAGAACTTGGTAATATAAAACCAAATATACCTCCACCAATACCAGCTTCATTAGCGGCTTTAAAATCTAATCTATCCATAGCATTGTCACCTAACGCTTGAGCTACAGAAGCTTGGCTTGATAATTCTTGAGTAGCTTCAGTTAAATATTCTTTAAAACCACTTTTAGCAGCATCTTTAAATGTAACCGCACCGTCTCTAAACATGTCTGTAACCATGTTTCTACCTTGCTTTACAAATAGATCTTTAGCTCCTTTATAACCAGATTTTTTAGAAATTTGTTCTACAATTCTTTTAGTGCCTTTTAAACCTTTTTGTATTTTAGCCCCTTTGCTTAGTAAACCAGCAGCTCCTCTAAGACCTGTACCTGTTTCTAATATAGAAGACACAGCAGCCCAACCAGCTGCAGTACCTTGATCAGAATATTTGTCATCAGCTAAAGCTTGAGCTATTTGTTCTTTTGTAGGGGGCTGACCTAATTCCTCTGTTAATCCAGTTTCTACAGCATCCCAATAATTATTACCAAATTCTTGCATACCCATAAACATAGTAGATGCAACAATAGAACCTCCACCAGTTGCTGGAGCAAGTAATGCACCTCCAACGCCAATACCTACTTGAGGTATAACATTAGCCACTGTTAGCATTATGTCTTTAAAATTCACACCATCATCAAACTTAGCAGAAGGAACTAATTCTAAAGTTTTTTCATAAGCATCTAATTCCTTTATATCTTGGTCTATGTCTTTTTTAAATTTTTCTTTTCTATCTTCTTGGTATTTTCTATACTCACCAACAGTCATTTCTTTGGTTTTCATCTCTCCTCCGTAAACATCTCTTTTTTTAGTGTCTATAGTTCCATCTAAATTATATCTACCTGATCTAGGAGTTGCTGAAGCTTGTGTTAAAGTAGCTTGAAAACCATCAGTACCAAATTGTTCTTTTGACTTGTCTTGATTTATAGATCCATCTGCATTAACAACTATCTTCTGTTTGTCGTTAAGTAAAGCAGTTTCATCAATATTACCTTGAGCAGTTTCAATATCAAATTGTTGCATAGCTATCTGCGTGGCATTCCACGCTTTACCTGTTTGAGCTTTAAAACCAGTTGTTAAAGCTTCTACACCACTAGCTATTGTCTCAGCGCCTGTTAGTCTTATAATATCTCCTGTTGCAAACATGAGATCATCAAACGTACTACCAGTATTAGCTCTTTTATATTTTATATTAGCTTTATTTGCTGCTACGTCTATAGCGTTATCAATGTCAGTAACAACATGTCTATATACTTTATTTTCACTTAAGTTTTTATTAAAAAGCTCTCTTCTAGCTAGATCAAATTCTTTATTAGCAGCTTCAACATCTTCAGCGTTTGACATATCATATTTAGAAGATATTTCTTCTGCCATTTTCTTGAACTGTGGCTCTAGTTTTATTTGTATATTTTTAGCTTGTCTATTTAAAATAGGATCATTAGATATAACTTCTTCTCTTCTTTTTTTAATGTCTTCAACTAGTTGACCTTCACTTTCGTATTTGCTTGAACCAGCAAAACCTGCTCCACCTATAATGTCTTTAAAACTATCATTAATTTTTGATTGAAAATCATTAGTAGGTTTAAATTCATATTTCTCAGTCTCTCTGTTAAACTCAATATCACTATATCTAGGTTTAGATAAATTACTTATCTTAGCCCATTTTTGTTCAGGTGTTAGTTTTTCAGAGTTCTCTATTTTCTCTACAGTACTCATGTACTCTTCTTGCTGTTCTTCTAAACTTGCTGAAGAGTTCATTTCAGGATGTCTACCTCTCATTAACCTATCAACCTCTGTTAATTCTTCAGCTGGTTTACCACTTATGTTATCTACATAGTTTTTAAGATTATCAAAGTCAGCTTCTTTATCTTGTTTACCAAAATCACCTATATGAAAATCAAAACCACCAAGATCAAAATCTTTTCTAATTACATCACCAGTTTCAGGATCTGTCTTTATAACACTAACTCCATTACCAACATTTGCTTCTTCAAAAGTAATACCTCTATCTAAATACTTTTGGTTCATTACTTTAACAAAGTCAGTTTCTTCTAGTTCAAAGTCGTCTCTGTTTAAATCTTTTTTATCTTTTTCTTCTTGAACAGCTCTATTTGTAGCAGCTTTAGTTTCTGCTTTTTGACTAATTAAACTATGTTCTTTCTTTGCTCTATCTAATTCTTCAGCTTTATCTTCGCTGTCTAAATATGAGTAATTACCATTATTATGCATTTCATCAGCAGTTTTTTCTCCTTTCCAAGTATAAAGAATTTTATTATCTCTAAGTTGGTTTTGGATATAGCGAGCTATTTCTACTGGCATAACTTCTTCTTCTTCTTCTTCCTCATCTTGCACCTCAGCTGTTTTGTCTATTACCTCATCCTCTATAGCTCCCAAAGCATCAGCCTCCATGCTAGGTTCTTTATCTACATCCGTAGCAATAGCTCCTTCTGGTAAAATAAAACCCTCTTGTTGATTTTTTTCTTCTTCTACGTCTGATATAATAGCACCTGGTGGTGGAATGAATTCACTCATATTATTTTTTATTTAAGACTTTGGTTTTTTGATTTTTTGTAGCTTTCCATTTACCATTGCGACAAAGGATTCTCCAGGAGCTAATGCTGCATATTTTTTGTTAAACTCTTCTTGAGGCATATTTGGTTTATTTCCAGAATTAAATTTTTGATAATCATCTCTACCAATTTTATAAGTGTCATAATTTTTAACAGATTTATCACCTTCAAGTTTTACTCTAGCAATTGCTTCTATTAATTCATCTTTATTATCATAGTCACTTACTGTAATAACATCTGGACCAAGCATGTCATCAACATCTGCTTGAGCTTTAATTTTAGATTGAAGAGAAGCCATTTTTTCTTCTCGAGTGCTATCTTCAGTAGCATCTGTAACATATTCAAAATCTTTTATAATTTTATTTTCAGCTGCAATACCTGCTCTTATGTTATTAGTTTCTGTATTTGAATAATCTTTTCCACCTTCTCCTTTAAAAGTACGCTTAGTACTTGAGTTAGGTTCAGCTTTTTCAACTATTTTTCTTTTTCCACTACTTGAGTGGCCTCCAGCTGCTAGAGAGTTTTTATCCCAAGATAAATTAGCCATATATCTTTTAGCTGCTTTAGATTGGTTTTGTTGTATTAAAGCTTTTTGATCATCACCTATACCAGTTGGGTATTCACCATATACAGAATTTTGCCATTGATCCATTGTTAACCCCATATCAGTTAAACTAATGCCTAATTCATTTCCTTCTTGAGCAAAAGAACCTAAACTATTAGGTGTGTATATTTTACTACCAGTTACAGGGTCTACTCCAGTTTCTTCTCCATCATCTATAGTATCTTGCCAAACACTTAACATTTTTTTCTGGTCACCTAATAAAGGAGTAAGCATAGAGCTTGATTCTACTTTCTCAATGTATTTATCTCTATTATCAGTTCTAGGTAGAGTTATAACTTGCTCATAACCTTCTTCCATCTCTATAACCTCTCCAGTGACTGGATGTATAGATCCGTTTCTTACTACTTCTTCTTTTATATATTCACCAAGATCTCCTAGTTCAGCTTCATTATTTTTTTCCCAGGCTAGATCTATAACTCCACTTATATCTTGTTTTTTAGAAAATAAATCTTTTCCTTCTGCAGCTTTATCCATTAATACAGTTCCATTTAGCTTACCTTCATTATCTGGCCAAGGTAATAAGTTACCATTTGCATCTTTTTTAGGAAGATAATAAAAGAACTCTCCTCCTTCTCTATGTATTTTAACATCTTGCTTTTGATGCAAAGCATTTAATACTGCTTTAGTTTCTACAGATCCAATAGAAGACAAAGACGAATCATTTAATGCAGCTCCATAGTCTTGGACTTGACCAGCTATGTATTTTGCTTCGGCAGCAAACTGTTCAGGAGCACCCTCTATTTCTTTTGTTCTAAGCATTCCATCTCTTTTCGATATACCACCACGTTTAGGCCCAAGATCAACTAATCTTTTAATCTCCATCCTTTGGTCTATTAAACCATCAAAAAGACCAACTACTTCTTGATCTGCTCCACTCCAGTTTTTTGTAGCACTATTAGCATTATCAATCAGGTTAGACTCTAATTGTACATTCTCTTCCTCTAATTCTTCTAATTGTTTTTTTTGCAATGCAACGCCTGCAGCATACTCGCCTGCTGTTTCTAATACTTGGTTTTGTATTCTTTCACCACCAGCTTGTATTGCTTGAGCTTGCCTATTTATTATTCTTGAGGGGTTTTTGTAACTCATAATATTATTATTGGGTTAATTTTCCTAATTTAGCGGCAGAACCTACACCAGCAACTATACTAGAACCAATACCGGCAATTCCAGCTGATCTAGCTGCTCTTGCGTCTTGTTCATTTTGTAATGCATTATCCATCTGTGTAGCAGCTCTTTCCATTTTCATTTCTTGAAAATTAATAGCATCTTTTTGAGCAGTTAAATCTCCTTGACCTTTTAATTGTTGTAAATTAGCTTCTCCTTGAGCTTTGGCTTTAGCAACGCTTGCTGCTCCTTCAGCCGCTAGTTTAGCGTTTGTAGTTTCTTGAGCACTTATACTAGCTGCAATACCTCTTTTACTTTGTAGTGCTGCTTGAGCCAGTGCTGTTGCTCCACCTGCAGCTTGACCTGTTTCCATCATAATATCTAAGCTGTTTGCTAAGGCTTGATCAGATTCTTGAGCTTTCAATCTAAAAGCTTCAGTAGAAACAGTTAAGTTAGCGTATGGATTGTCTAGGTCTGCAAAAGCGTTTTGTGTATTTTCATATGGATTTGTTAAAGTTGGTCTATCAGCTTCTAAAGCCGCTAAAGCTGCTTCTTTATCTGCTGCAATACCTGCTTGTTTTTCAGCTTCGTTTTTAGCTTGTCTAGCTGCTACGCCTGAGGTAACAGCTCCTGCTATACCACCAATTAATCCCATGCCTACACCTGCCGGTCCCATGTTTTTACCCATAATTATTATTTTAAAATTTTTTGTAATTCAAAAGAAGATCTAACATTAGACTTCCAATTTAATTCTTTATGTTTTTTTATTAAACTTTTAGTCGAGCTACTTGTAACTATTACTTTTACTCCAACTCTTTTACATAACTCTTCAGCACATGATATTAAAGTAGATATTGCTATATCCCTTTGTCCTTTTTTAAGTTTTATTGGATTTGATATAACATAACCAAAAAAAGCCATCTTTGAGTCAGTAAACCATATAAAACCAGCTACTAGGTCTATATTATTATCACTTATAATCAAGCCTTCTTTACCATTATTAGGTAATAATTCTCTATCTAGTATTGGCCAACCCCAACCTTTATACCATGAATTTATTGTATTGAAATCTTCTTCTTTTATTTTTCTAGCTTTCATTAAAAATTTGAAACATTATAATTTAAATTAACAGCATACAATTCTTTCATAGCTCCCGGATCAGTAACACCATCTGTAGACATTGTTACATCTAAGTAATAACCTTTTAATCCAGATACTTGATTACCAAATACAATTTCTCCTGGATTTACAGGTGAGTTGTTAACAAAATTAGCTACATAATTGTTTTCTTTTCTATCAAAACCAGCCCTTAATACTTGAGAAGTAGGTAAATCAACATAAGCTCCTTCTTCATAGCTATATATTAAAGATGAAGAATCAAAGAAATTATACCATTGACCAGTTAAATTTCCTGAATTATCGTATTTTAAAGAACTACCAGTTTGATCAGAATCTGCTGATGTTATTTTCCATCCACTAGCTCCTTCGTACCCTATTGAAAGAAAAACTTTTTGAGTTGATGGTTGTGAGTTAGCTACAAATTTAATTGTAGATGGATTATTTATTCCATAAAAATTACCTCTAGCAGAATTAACATTGTAATGCTGATATAACCCATTTACAATATAAGAGCTACCATTCCAAACCCAGTTATTTATAGTAAAAAAACTAGATTTTAAACTTCCTAAAAAACCAGGTCTATAAGTATAAAAACTAGGCCATCCATTTATTGCCTCATCAAATCCTAAAGTAAAATATGTAGAGTCTCTTTTAACAACTCCAGAAGTATTATCAAGAGTTGAATTATTAGGTTGTATAGATATTACATATTGTTTGTTATAAGCATCCCAACCAGATGGTATTAAACTTCTGTATTTACTAACTAGTCTTATTCTAGCATCTAATGCTGTTACATTTGAAAAACCAGAACCTATATTACTTGATAAAAACATAACATCATAAGTACCTGTTACATCTAGGCCAATACTACTAACTGTAGCTCCTGTATCTATATAACTAGATCCAGAATCTTGAGACCAAAAAACCTTAGAACCTATATTGTATTGACTTTTAGTTCCTACACTTCCAAGTGGAAGAAATAATACACTACCACTAGCTGGTAAAAGAGCGACTGGATCATTAATGGCGGATAAGGTGTTTATGGTAGGTATTTGCTTAGTAAATTCGTTTGTATAATTATCATTTAATGGCGCTAAACGATCTCTAAAATAGTCTCTCATACCATATTCAGATATTTCTGTTATTCCATTGTTAGATAGTCTTAAAACAGCATTTCTATGTCTATCTACAAAATATTTTCTATTTGCATAGATAGCAAAGCTTTCGGGGTTTTTACTTATTCCGTACTCTCCGGTATAAGGAACTATTTCTCCTAAAACTTGATTAGAAGTTGTTACATTACCACCACCTTCAGCGTTGTAAATAGCATTTTTATCTATCAAACATCTGCTACATTTATCTTCTTGTAGAACTACTAAATTATTTTCTTCAGCATATATTTTTTGTATAGCATTATACTGAGGATTAGCAGATCTACTTATGTTTGTACCTATAGGAAATTCATTAGTTCTATTTATACCAGTCCTAGAATTATAAATACCAGAATATATTAAAGTATTAAACCTATGTTGTTGTATTGGATCTTCTTCATCTAGGTAAGCTCTAACACCTAAGTCCATTTGTACATTTCCAAAACCTCCTCTAATTCTAGACTCTTCTATGTACATATTTTCTTTAACAAGAGAACCTGAAACTTGTATTCTTGGTTGTGGAACAAGTTGTCCATTCCAAGAGTTGTTTACTACTGTAGAAGTAGGTACACCATCACTAGTTGCGCCTGTAAAAGGAGCAGCGTAAACATTGCCTAAAGGATATACATTATTAGCGTTGACGCCTGTACCACCTGGGACCACAGCAACTGGTACACTACTTGTGCCAGTAGAAGTTTGTATATCACTTTGTGGTGTTAAAATTCTCTTATTCCAAATACAATTGTAATAGTCTATTTCAATTAAAGGTAATACGTTTTGAGCCATAATTTATAATCACTTGTTTTTTAATATAATTTACTATGCTGGTGGTGTAACATTGAACAATGAAGGAGTTAAAACATAATAAGCATTTGAATAAGGGAATTGACGAGCTAGTATTGAAGTGCTGCCATTATTTTGAACTACTTGTGTTAAAGAAGTGTATATTACATCTCCTGTTTGATAGTTAAATCCATTTCCTGTTATTATCATTTGACCTTGTTGCCCAATTATATCAGCTTGCATTGAAAAACCTGTTGTACCAAGATTATACTGAGTTCCAACACCCGAAAACCCAAAGCTAATCATATCCGCGGTAGTTGGTAGAGGTTTAGGAGCAGGATCATTTGCTAAATAAGGTCGAATACCTGAATTACTTCTAATAGTATCATTAGGGAAAGCATCTGGATAATAACTTTGTATTGGAAAACCTGTGCCAGCTTGTCTAAGTATCATGTTAGCTACATTGTATTGATTAGCTACAAAAGGTCTTTCTACAACTTTACATGCAAATTCACTAATTATTGTTGATAAACCACCACCATCAGTTGCTACAAGTCTTACGTAAAAAGTTCTATTAATCCATACATTAGAAAAATTACCTATAGTAAGAGATCTGTTGGAAGTTGGTGGTGTTGTATTTTGAGTAAAAAAACCAAACCCTGCCCCAGGGAAACTACTTGCATTAGTAATATTACTTACTGGAGGGAAATTAGTATTATTATCTACTGACAATTGAATACACCATGAGATTTCTTCCGTAGCACTCACATTGTTAATATTGCTACCATTAGTAGCTTCACTTAAACCATTGTTTAATCCGTTAACATTATTCCATCCACCAGGTAAGAATTCGTAAGGATCTGGTGAGTCAGGATCAGTATATGAACTAACCGCTTTTTTTGGTTTAGGTAATACACCTTCATTGTTCCAAAATATATAAACATCCGAACTACTATTAACATAATTATTAACTTTAACTGGAGCAACATTTTGAACAAAAACACTTAAAGGTATAGTATAACTTAAAGGTAAAACATTAAATTGTAAAAAAGTAAAACTTATATTAAAAGTAACAGTATTTAATAAAGAATTATTTGCACTATATAAAGGATTTGTAGCTGTTGAAGTTATTTTATAAGCGTTATTAGTATTAGTTTTAGCAATAGTAAAAGGAGAAACCCCATTGTTCACAGCAACACCATTAGCATATAAAACAGTTGATACTATAAAATTTTCAGCTTGTTGGTAACTCAGTACATTATTGTCTTGATCTACCACTTGGAATTCTGCAAGTGAATTAGCTGGGTCTGTAAAATCTGCGCTTTCTAGAATAGATACTATACTTAAATTATTAGTAGTTCCAGATGTAACAAAATTACTAGGTATTACTAAATTATCTCTTACTAGTTGATTTAAAGATTTAACAGTTCCAGATGTACTTGTTTCGTAATAAATATCTATTTCAGATCTAATTGGTGTAGTTTCGTAAACAGCGGCTACTGTCTCTGCTTCATTATCTGGCTTAACTATGTTAGAGTTTTGACCTAGGTTAAATTTATCTTCTATAGTTGCAACTATTGGATCTGTGTCGGAATTGTATAATCCAAAGTAACTACCTCTTGGATATAGTGATTCGAAATTACCTAAAGATTGTACTTTTGATATCTGGTTGCCAGGGAATATTGGCATTGCTGAAGTGTTAGTAATATTAAAATTATCACCTGTTGTTAATTCCCATTTATTACTAAAAGCATATCTAGGTATTAAATCAACTTCGCTTGTTGAATAATTTTGTTGTACAGGTGATGTCTCAATTAATGCTGGAGGAACTTTATTTGAATTGTCAGTTAATAAAGTTGTAGTATTTAATATACCTACAGAAGAAGAAGTGCTAAAAGTAAAATCTAAGCTCGTTATAGCAGTTGCACCATTAGCAGTTGTTACTTCAAATTGAGTATAGTTTAATATGTTTGATATAAAGAAAATATTACTTCCAGAAACTAGCTTCATACCTCTTAATAAAGGAAAAGTTAAATATTCCATAGTTCCTATTGGATCTACGGTAAATACACTACTATTAGCTGCACAAGTACATGTTAATTCAAAAGGCTTTATTACAGGTGTTCCACTAAGTAGACTAGGTAAATAAACATTATAATAATCTTGTTCTTTCTGTTTAACAACTACTTTATAAGAATACCATCCTAAACTATTTTCTGCTTCAACAAACTGCATAGGAGTATTTATTGTAATTCCTACAGGCGTATTTGCAATGAATTCAGCAGGCATCTCAGACAATGAAACATAATTACCATTTGGATCTGTTAAGTATAAAACATTTACTGCTGTAATACTAGCATCTGGTTGGTAATTTACTACAACGCTTTTAACTAGCAATTTACTTATAGTTGTATCATTGTAATCAGATTGCCATTCTAAAACCATACCAGGTCTTATGTTGTCATTACTACCACCTGGTGTTATATTTATATAAGACACTCCAGTAGTAGCATCTACCTTAGGAGCCTCGATCATAGGTGTTGTAGTAAAAGGGTCCTCATATAAACCAGGATAACCACTAGCATAACTTACGGTTCTTGGAAGTTCTTCAGTAAATAGCATTTTTAAAGAATCACCAGGCCAATTAATTATACCTGAATATATTTTATTAGATGTAGTTATATCGCTAGTCAAAGTAGCAGGCGTTAAAACAGAATTTAAATATTCATGAGATAGTGTAGATCCAAAAAACGTTAAAGGATCATTTGCATAAACGCCGTCTCTTAGCGTGAAATTAGTTTTTGAAAAATTAGACAATATAACGTCAGAAGATCTTCCATACCTATCTTGAAGTACTAGCCCAACTTGATAACTTCTATTTTGTTTTAAACTGTGATTTGGATAAGATACACTAGCAAATTTATTAGGTAAATAAGGACTTGGATCATTTTTTGGAGTTCCTATTATAACATCTTTAGTTTGAGTAATACTTCCAGGTGTCATTTTAGAGCTAGCACAAACAAAGTATCCTAAGCCTTGAGGAGAAGTATGTCTGTCATAAAAATTACCATATATTATTCTATTACCTGACGCAGATAATGTTTTAGCTCTAACGGGAACAGTGTCGTATACTCTTGTTGTTTCAGCTGATCTTAAAGTTTTTATAGGAGCTTTTGATTGGTATATATATTTTAGTACATTAGACGAATTGGACGTGACAGATGTGTCATTAACGTTTATAGTGTCTATAACGTTTATATTATTAGTGTCTGACTCTTTATATAATATATCTATTTCGTTAACTTTTAACTTATTAGCTAGTTCATTTATCTTATATTCACAGTTTATATTAAGCACTGTATTTGTAACTTCATTTGTCATAAAGTTATTTATAGTATTTTGACCTACAATATTTTCCTGTGGAATATAATTATTATCACTAGTATCATTAGATCTTGTTTCACCAATATCTTTTAAAAAATATCCATCTTGTTTTGGTATAAAAATATTTTGAGTAAAAGGAGCTATTAAAGAATATTGACCATCATCATATTTAAATCTATAACTAAATCTAACAAATTTATCAGTTAAAAAATTAGAATCTCCAGGAAATTCAAAATCATAACTAGTATTTGGTCTATGTATGGACAATACGTCTCCAACATTTAAGCCTAAACTTACTGGATTTTGTTTTATTAGATTTCCATTTACAAAAGAAGTTAATTCCCAAATTTCAAAACCTTGTGCTGTAGTTAAAGCCGGATCAGTAGGGTTTTTAATTACATAGTATTTTAAATCATCTAATTGAGGGTGAATAACTCTTATATAACCATTGACTGCGTCTGGATTATCTATATTTTTAGGGAAATGGTTTCTTAAAAAATATGGTCCTTTAAAGTTCCAAGATAAATAAGGTAAAGCTGTCGTTGGTGCTACTTGCGTTTGAGTAAAATTACTAACACAAGTTCCCAAGTCATATAATAAATTACAATATCCACTACCTTGAGTATTATCATCAGCATATTTTAAGTCATTAGCAGTTAAACTTGTAATAGATAATCTAGCTCCTGATTGTCTAAGCCAAGGTGAGCTTACATCTTTAGAATTAGCCTCAGTAAAAAAGAACTGACTAGGTGTTCCAGGATCAAAATCATCATCTAAGTCTTGTGGATCTTGTAGAAAGTTATCAGAACCACCTGACGTACCACCAAGATCTCTATCAAAAAAAACTACTAACGAATATAATATTGGTTGAACTGCAGGATTATTACCATTCACATATGGCCAAATCATTGTGCCTGCGACTTTAGCCTCAAAAATCTCAAATTCTCCAGGCGTTGCAGTTTCTGCTTTCATGTAACACTGCATGCCTATATTATCCCTTATAGCTGCTACGGCTGGACTGTCTTTAGCAGCATCAGGTGCGATACTTAATGTTTCTATTTCATATTCTTTAGTTGGGTTTTGGTCTGGTCTTAGTATCACATAGTTATACGTACTCTGCCATCTACTACCAGCGGATAACCAATTGTTAGAACCATTAACACCAACTATTTGAGGATTAAATGTAGAATTTAAATTAATAGGTTTGTGAGGATAATATTTAGCAACTGAAATATGGTCTTCATGTGAGTAATAATTAGCATCAGACTCAGCAGTATTTACATTTATCATTCTAGGCTGATTTCTATCATCTGTCCAATACATTAAATCTTCTAGTATGACAATATCATTTATTCTGCTATTCCACGAAAAGTTAAAAAATCTACCTTGTGCTATTGTAGACAAGACTTGAGTATCTAAATTTACTAATATTATTCTATGAATTGTACCTACTGCTGCAAATTCACTTAATTGATCTATAGAATTATCTTGAAAATTTGTATCAAATATATAAACTTTATTTGTATCTTGGTTAAAAAACCATCCAATAACTTGAGACAAATAATCATTTTGGACATTGTTTAAATTTGAAATTAAACCATTTCCTAGTATATTCTCTAAAGCTCCTACGTCATCTGCCTCAGCTCTTGATACAGATATATTAACACCTTCTCTATACTCGTCAGCAGAAAGCAACCTAGCGTCTAAGTCTTGATTCATTTTAGACTTAGTAAAAGTATGTTTAAATTTTCTTTGCATTTAATTAATATTTAATCCACTTAGACTGACCTCTAAACACTTGAACAATTTCATCAAGTTTTAAATTAGATAATCTTATTTTAGCATTGCGAGTTTTTACATATGCATCTCTTTTCCAAAAAGCTTTAGTACCTGGGTCTACATCTCTTCTAGGCATTACCATCATTGACATTATAACTGAGTATAATGCATCTTCTACCATTTTAGGTACTAGTGAGTTTAAGTCTAAAGAAAGTCCATCAGATATGTAGTCTACATTAAGAAGTCTACCAGACAAATTACTTGAAAACGTTATAGAGCCTAATCTTTCATTTATGCTAAAATAACCATTTGTTTGAGATAGTTCAGGATTTAAACCATAACGCTGTCCATAAGCTTGCCTAAACCATGGAACATCGTTTATGTTGCTTTGCTGAAACCTCGAACCGCTTAAGTTTGATAAATTAGCCTTTGCCCAAGCTTCCTCTGTTAAAGATTGTTCAGCTAGTATGTTATTACCAAATGAACTCTGTAATGGTACTCCGTTACTATCATCTATAGACAAGTCTGTTGGATTTCCACTTAATCCATTTAAAGGATATATTACACAAAGAACTCCATTTTCATCAACGTAAGATATTTTAACGTAATTAACATAGTCTCTTGGAATAGGAATACTTAAACTTGGAGGAACTGTTGCTTCTATAGATTTTGCAGAAGGCAGAGTATCGTATGATAATTCTTGCATAGCTCTTCTAGCGTGAAATAGAACATCAGTTCTTTTTATTCTTAAAAGAGTTTTACCTTCTCCAACATAGGTTAATAAAAAGTTATTTATAACGTCGTCTAAAGAAGTATATCTATAACTACCATAATTATCTTCAACTGCCTGTGTTTTTAATTGTAAAAATATATATTCGCCTGCCGCTGCATTTGGGGAGAAAAAAACACTGTTGTTAGTTGGATCACTAACATAGAATTGATCTGCAGGCACTTTATTAGCCGAAGTAGGTGGATCTGTAGAGTCAGCTAATATATGTATATCAAAATTACCAGTGTCAGTTACATAATTAAATGCAGAATCGTAATCAGATATCAATGTAGTGTTTAATGGTCCACCGTTTCCAGGATTAAAAGTAACAGTATTTTGCCCAGCACTTAAAGGACCTAATCTCATTTGACCTGAATAATATACAGCGTCGTTTTCTTGAATTGGAATTGTTGCTACAGTTTTAGTCATATCTTATTGTTGTTGTTGTTGATCCATTTGAGATACTGCACCGGCCGCAGCTTGTATTATTTCAGTGTCTCTAACCACAACGCCAGCGTATGTTAATATTCTAAGTATTACTTCAGATTGATCTTCATCAGATATTTCAAAATTAACTGAGTTTGTAGAGTCATATACGTATTGACCTAGAGTACCTGTAGTAAAAGACCAATTAGGAGAAGATGGTTTTTTTACATAATTTATTTCATATACTTTTTCGTTACCTAAAGTATTGCTACTAGCTATTGCTGGTAATATATTAACACTAGAACCCTGTATAAAGCACATTGGAAACTTAGATGTTGGAGCTGCAAATTGAGATCTTCTAGACATAGATAACTCATGCTTAGAGACTTTTTCTATAGTAACAGGTAGTAAAGCTCTATCAGTAAAAGTAACATCTCCAAATCTATGTATTGCTGGAGAAGCAGCTGTAGTATCAATAACACCTAAACCGCCTACTACTGTTACTCCCAAGTTACCTGTCGCTGTTGTGTTGTCTGAAGTTAAAAAACTATCAATTTTTTCCTCTATGCTCTTAACTCTATCAGCATATTCATCATTGTTTTGAGGGCTTCTTAATTGAACGTTTAAATCTTCAAAATATTTTTCAAATACTTCTAATTGTACTTGTACGGCAAGTTTATTAAACTCAAAAGGAGTCAAATACCCACGTTGTTCCTTGTTTAGTATTGATAATACTGTAGTATATACTGTGTTAACATTTATTGCCATATTGTTTATTTTAAAAAAAAGGGTGGCGAACCACCCTTATATAATCACTTGTTATTCAAATCTTTTCTCTATAGATCTGTAAACTTCTAAACCTTCATCTGTTTTAAACCAAGCAGCCATTGCTGAATATGGGTTTTCGTCAAATGGTACAGTCATTAGTTTTCTACCATTGCTTTTCCAAATAAAAGATCTATTGTCATCAGATAGAGCAACTATTCCTTCTTCAACTGATCTTATAGCGAAGTTTCTTAGTTGAACATTATCGTCATTAGCTAATTCTAAAAATAAAGCTGGATTTGATTTAGCAAATAAAATCAAATCTCTTCTTATTTCTTTACTACTCATTTTAGTTACAGCAGAACCTTTTTCTACTCTTAGTATAGCTTCAGAATAATCTATATCCATTTCGTAAGCCATATTCATAGCTTCAATTTCAACTTCTAAATGTTCAAATTCATCTATAGCTACTTCAACTTTATCATGTTCTTTGAATATAACATTTCTATGTGGATGCTTTAATAATAATTCTTGTAAATTTCTTTTTTCTTTTTTAACGATTAAAACGCCTTTATCAAATACAATATGCTTTAGTGTTACTTGACCTTCTTGCTCTTCAACAAATATACTTTTTTGATTAGTCGCGTATCGCATCTCTCTTTCATAACCTTTCTCTTCGTCAAACCAGACTAAAGGGTATCTTCTTGAGTGTCTACTAGGTATAGTATAAGTTAAAGGAGTTTTGTTACCTATTAAAAAGTAAGTTCTATCTTTATATTCCCAAGTATCTTTTTGTACTTTAGGAGTTGCTGGGGCTTTAGCCACAGGCTTTGTTTTTTCTTTTGTTTTCATTGATATAATATAATATAATAATTAAAAAAGACCCCGCCTAAGCGGGATCTTGTTATTTTATGTCCTACGTAATAGCAGGATAAAGAACATCGTCATTGCTGGCGACTATTCTTGGTGCTACTGTAGCGGGGCCAGCGGCTCCGTTAGCAGCTCCAACAACCGGTGCCCATAGATCAAAAATTTCTTGATCAGATGGTAGTGAACCTGTTGTGGCTGTGTAAGTAATAGTCTTAGATCCAAGAGTAACAACACCCGAAGCTATTGATAATACGCCTGTTCCAGAATCTACTAATTGATTTACTCCTGGATTTTCAGGAAGTGAATCTTGTGGTATGATATTTATTAAACCCATTTTCTTATTTTTTAAATGTTAATTATTAATTATGCTCCTTTGAATAACACGAAGTTATTAGCAGCTTGTGTAACTAAACATCTTTCAGATAAGAAATTGACTCTCATTGTATCTAAATCAGTAGTGTAAGCACCACCAACAGATCCAGTGATCCATGCTTTGAATCGTCTGTCTTCAGTTTCAGAAGCTCTAAATCTTACGTGTAAGAAAGGACGTCTGATATTTGAACCTAACATTTGATCATATACTGTAGATGTACCAGCTGGTATCATAACACCATCAATGGCATTAGATAAACCTCTTGTAGTAGCATCGTTTAAGTATTTCCAGTCAGTCTTATAGAAGTCATAAGAACCTCTTCTAAAACCTGAAAAACCAAAGTTTAAAGCCATTTCAGCTTCGTTGTCAAATAAACCGTAAGATGCAGCTTGAGTAGAAGCAAATCCACCGTTAACAGCAGCTAGCATATCATCAAAATCAAGAGCCGTAGATCTTGATAAGAATAACATATTTTCTTCAATAGCACCTTGCTTATCTAATTGTTTTAGGATAGTATCAAAATCACCTAAAGCACCTGAACCAGGAGCAGCCGCACCAGCAAAACCAGAGTATACATTACCTCTTGCTTCGATAGCAGCGAATAAACCTTCAGTACCTTTGATGTTTTGAGCAGCACCACCTGGTGTGAATTGAGCTCCAAAAGGAGTAGCAGCGTTAGCCATTAACTCACCTTCAACCATTGACATCTCCATATAATCTTCAAATCTTAGTCTAGTTTCAGACTCAGCTTTTAGATACCATAAGTATCCAGAAGTACCGTCTTCAGTAGCAACTTCGATCCATCCAATTTGTGCAGCATCAGAACCACTTAATTCGTAATTATCTTTTAAGATAATTGGTGAATTAGTAAAAGTAGTAACACCTGGTTCGATTGCTCCAACCATTCCGTTACTTCCTTTAGGAAATTCAGAACCGTAAACAAATAAGCTACAAGTTCCACCACTAATAGCAACTGGTAAAGCAGCAGCAGTAGTTTCGTATAGCTCACAAGTTAAAGTATAACCTGAAGCGTTTGAAGCTGTAACTAAAGCTTTAGCAGTAACTAATCCAGTAGCATTATCAGAAAGTAAAATTGTGTTACCAACTCTAATACCTGAAGTAGCTGGGTTACCAGCACCTGGAGTGATTGTTACTGTTACATCAGCAGTACCACCAACAGCAACAACAGCTGCGTTGTTATAAGCTACGTGTAATCTATTTTGTTCAGACCAAATAACTTGGTCAGATGTCATAGGCATTTCAGCGCCTACCATTCTCAAGAAACCAGACAAAGTCCTGTTTCCGTATCTCTCTACTTCTTGCTCATAAAGCTCAGGTAGATATTGTTGTGCCCATTGACCGTTAGCCAAGTTGTTGAAGTCGATATAATTATCTTGTACAACTACTTGATTTGGCATAGGAACTATCGATGCGGGAAAACTCCCACCTGTATTAAAACTCATGTTTTTATTTTTATATTATGATTTTTTCTTAATTTTCAATTTAGAACTATCAACACCACTTATAGCTTTAACTTTCCAGCCATTACTCATTGTTTCAGTAGCCATTGGCTTTGGGTCATTATCAATGTTTTTAGATTTTGCTATTATATCTCTAGTAGCATCGGCTTTGCCTTGCTCATAAAAATGTTCAGCTAATCTATCAGCATTTCTAGCAGCATATAATGCTTTATGATAACCGCTCAAATCAGTTATGTTTCCTTGATTATCAGAAAATTTATTGATAATCTTAGTAACATCACTTTGTGCGTTTGTCATTTCAGTAGGGTTTGATACTTGATACTTAAATCTTTGATCTCCAACTTCAAAATTGAAACCTTCAAATTTATTGTGGAAAAAGTCTTCAGTATTTTTTACAAACTCTTCTCTTGCTTGTGACACGTGTTGTTGCTCTTCATTGTATCGTTGGAAAAATTCCATAGCTTTTTTCTGCTCATTAGTAACAGATGGCCTCAACTTGATTTCATCATAATATTTACCTTTCATTTGCTCTAAAAAGTTCTTGGCTTTCGCAACTTCTTCTTTGTACGCTAGTTTTTGCTTACGTACAAATCTTTCTTCGTCCTCTTCTTCATCGTAGTTAAAGTTATCTTGCATTATGAAGCTAACTTCCTCTTCGTTTAGATGTGGTCTAGTTTTTTTATAAAATTCCTTAACAAGTAATTTATCGTCATACTTGTTGTAGTCTTTATTTAATGTAACATAATCCTCTACTGTACCTCCTGTTTCTTCCATGAAACTAACTAATTTTTCTATGTTTTCTGGTAATTGCTTACCAACTAGTTTCTCGTCTCTTACAGCCTCTTTAATTTCAGACTCTAATTTTTTTACAGCTTTTTCTTTTATTATTGTTACTTCTTTTTCCGTTTCATTAGGCTTTTCAAGTTTTGATTCGGATGTTTTTTCCTCCACTCTTTCCAGAGTTGTGGTTTGTTTATTCTCATCCACGTTGATTGTGCTTTGCTCTTGAACGGCATCTTGTTCTTTTTTAGTTAAATCTAATTTATTTATAGATTGTTCTTTTATCATTTTTCTTGGTCTACCAGCCTTCTTTTTTATTTTTAAAGAATCTTTACTAGTAGCTTCATTTTCTACTTTATTTGACATAATATAATATAATAATTAGTAATTACATAATTTCAGGTGCTAAAGGTGGATTACTAATACCACTCAATGGTTGAACATCACTTCCTGCATCTGGTTTTTCAAAATCTATTGGTAATAGATCGTTTTTCTTTTGGTCTATCATTGCACTCTGTTGAGTACCTACTATTCTAGCTCTTTCGTCTTTTCTGGTTTCTATATCAGCTTCTCTTTGTCCTTCTTTATTTATTTTTTGTTGCCCTAACTGCATGTTATAATTAAACTCAAGTTCCATTAAATCTTTTTTCATTTGAGATTCAACTCTCATTTTTTCTATTTCAAAACCTGATTTACCTTTTTCAAACTTAAGTTTAGTATCTAATATAGCTTGTTGTTTTTGAACTTCAGACATTGCGGCAGCTTCACTAGCTTTTGCGTTAGCTTCACCTTGAGCAGCGATATTAGCCATTGAAGCGGCTTGAGCGGCTTCAGCAGCTTTTTTACGTTTTAGCTTAATCATTTGATTAGCTAATTTTAAGTTTTTTATTTGTCTTATATCTATAGCATCTTCCAGGTTTATACTACCACTTTGCAGTGCAACCTGTATGTTAGCTTCTAGTTGTTCTTTTTCTCTTTCATCTGGAACTAAATCAAAGTATATACCAAAATCAGCTAAATGTATTTGAGATATATCGTTAAGTTGACCAACATTCCAAGTAGATATACTATTTTTTAAAGCTTCTTCTGTTAAAGCAAATTCAATACTATCAGCAGTTCTTAAAACTATATTTTCACAAGTTTTTATAGTTAAATATAAATAACTATTTAGTATATGCTTTGTTGCTACATTTGAATTGGCAGCAGCTAGCTTTTGTAAACCAACTAATGAGTCTGAGTTTGGTACACTAGCATCTCTAGCTTCATTAAGTCCAGTAACATCTCTTATCATTTGTAGATAATATTGATAAGTACTTATTAAAGAATTTATTTTACCGCCTCCATCACTTTTTACTAATTCTTGTATTGGTATTCTGCCGTTGTTGGGATCTCCTTCTGTAGTCATGGATCTACCTAGAATACTACCTGTTTGGAAATACATGTTTAAAGCTTCTTTAGCGTTATAATTAGTTCCATTACCTAAATCAACCTCTGCTAATCCATCTACATCTAAATAAACACCATCTGGTATTATTTTAGAAATTACTTGTTGTATCTTTAAATGAGTTAGTTGTATCATATCTGCAAAACCCATCATCCTACTAACCAGCGATTCAACTCTACCATTATAAAGTTTAGGTGCACATAAATTATAGTTCATGTTAACTTTAACTAAATTAGATTTTGGTCTAGTCATGTTTTTAGCCATCTCCCATTTAAGCATCATATCATAACCTAACACTTTAGCACCGCTGTATAAAACTTCTATTGATCTACTGACTCTATCAAAATTGTCATTTTCTTCCGGATTAAAAGTATCTGGTTTTTCTAAAGATTTATCTAATCCTGTGGCCGTTTTTTTAATTTTAAATACTTGCTCACTGTATGTTTTATATTCAAAGTACATTATATAAATAGAATTTCCATCTCTTCTTCCATTATAATTATATAAAAAACTACTATTACCTTGGTACTGTTCTAATCTTTCTAATTCTTCATTTGTTAAATTAGGAAATTGTTTTTTACAATCAGCTAATGATATTGGTTTTATTTCTCCAACGTACCATAAGTCTTCAAAATTTGGATCTTCACTATATGAATGTACCATACGAGATGGATCAACATATTCAACGGTAACTCCTTCTGATCTATTCCAGTCTGTTTTACAAGCTCCTATACCTATTACAACTAAATCTTCTATAATCCTTCTTTTAGTTAAATCATATTTATTGTATTCTAATGAGTTGTTTATTGCCTCTTCACAAGCTATTTCAGAAGCTTGCTTATAACTAAGTTGCATATGTAAGTCTAGTTCTTCTTTGTTTTCAGGAAGTTCTTCTGGATTTGAACTATTAAACATATCTACGCCTATAGTTGATTTTATATTATTTATAAAATCTTTTGACTCCATGTCTCTTATTATATCATCGGCATATCTAGATCTCACTTTTCTAGACTCAGGATCTTGAGCGAATGCTTTTATATCATAAAGCTTATTATCCATGCCATTAACAACTATGTCAACAAATTTAGGTATTATAGGAACTGGCTTCCAATCTAAGTTTAAGTAAGATAAATCTCCATTTATAGCTAATTCAGATTTGTATTTTTCTACCGGTTGCTCAGCTCTAGCATACAGTCTACGAGTTCTAAAATTATTGAAATTTGTATTAAATCTATTTTCAATACCATTTCTAGTGCCACTAAACCAATCACCTTCTATAGCTTGACCAACTTGCTTGCCATATTCCATGCTACTCTTTATCTCGTCGGAAACTACCTGGTCAGGAAAAGAACTATATGTATTTGAAATTTGTTTCATGCATTATATTATTTGTGAAGTAGATCCTTCGTTATTAAATCTACGTATTCCTAGATTAATTTCTTTTTGTTTTTTTAATGGTATAGGCCTATATTTGTTTTTATTACAAGCCATTATAGCTAATCCAGAACTAATAGAAGCATCATGTTTAGTTCTAGCATTTATATTAAATCTAGACCAGTCTTCTAATGTTCTCTGAAAATACATATCTCCATAACCATTTTGTAAAGCCCCAACATAAGTTTCTATATAATACTCTATCGCAGCTGCGTGTGCTTGTTTTATATCTTCACTAGTATTAGGTATTCCACCTATCTCTCTTTCTGTTGGTGAAAGTTTATTATAAAGTTTATCAGGTCTATTTATACTAAAACCTCTGTAACCTCTACGCTTGAAATAATACAATAGTCTTGGTTTATTGTTTTCAGCAAGTATAGGCATACCATAAAATACACAAGCCATCAGCATATCTTCAAAAAAAGTATCTGCGGTTTCAGGTCTAGCTATGTATTCTAAGAAAAAATGGTTTGGTGGTGCATCTTCCATACTAAACTTAGTTAGTCCATGTAGTGCTCCTTTAGAGCCTTTACCATCAACAGTACCGCTAATATCGTAAGAGTCACAGCCAAAAGCTCCAATATGTTCATTACCTGGGTATTTAACTCCATTTCTTAATATTACTTTATTTTGTAAACCAACTGGTGGAACCCAAGATACTTTAAACCTACCTTTTGTATTTGGATAAAAAATAACCTGAGTGTCTTTAATTCCATTAATCCATTGAAAGTTACCAGAAGTAACACTTACTTTTTGGTTTGCTTCTTCGTTGTAATCTATTTGTTGGTATATCTTAGTTAAATTAAATAGACTATCTTTTGTTTCATCTCTAAACGCATGCTTTTCAGTTCTTGGAAATTGTCTGTAATACTCGTTTAAAGCGTCTTGATCATGTTTTAATCCTTCGACTTCATTTTCCCAGTGCTGTATGACTCCCGTAGTAATTGTAGAACCGTCGATTGATTTGATTGGATTTTTTCCTCCAATGAATATAGGTGATCCAAAAGTATCCATGAACCCTTCGTAGTTCCATTCCATAGGTATGAAGAAAGAATAGAGTCCAGAAGCTGTTTGTCCGTTTTTATTTCTTTTTTCAACGTTTGAATTGTCGTATAATTTTTTGAAGTTGTCTCCACCTTTATCTAATGCGTTTGAAGTTGAGCCCATCATACACTTGCCTACGATTCTTGATCCTAGCCTTAGTGTTGTTTTTGTAACTCTCCAGTTGTTTAATATATTGTCCGGTCTTTCCCATTTTCCACTTTCGTCGTGTGCTAATATTTTTAATTTCTCACCATCGTAAGAGTTGTCTCCTGTGTTTTTCCAATCAATAGTTGTGTCAAGCCCATCAAGTTCTTTTAGTTGCTCATTGCTTTCAAGCTTTCTTCTAGTAAGTTTTGATGCCGGAATACGATATGCCAATTCAGTCTTCGGCCTGTCCATACCATCTTGAATGGGTTTAAAGAAGAAAGGATAGTTGACTGATATTGGGACAACTTTATCCGTAAACATTTTCTTTGCATCAGCCCCTGATTTAGATAGTATACCAAATCTTGCATCTGATGATATTGTTGCTTGGTTAACGAGTTCTGCAGAAGACATGAATGAAAATCCAGATCGTCTGTTTTTAAGGTAACACATTCCGTAAGATCTACTATCCGCTTTGCATGCTTCCCAAAATATAAAGAATAATCTATTTGACTCTCTATACTCTGGTGCTCCAATGTCAATTTTTGACCATTGTAAGTACATGTAATGAGAACCAGTAATATAAGCAGGTTCACCTTTATTATAAAACCAAAAGCCTTGATCTCTTCTATTAAATTCTTTATCAATATAATCATACCACTCTTCCTTAAACTCAGATGAATATTCTTCCCAATCAAATCTACTTTTTATTCTTTTAAGTTCTTTTGGATATTCAAATCTTTCCCAATATTGATCTTCTTTATTTTTGCCTCGTTTAAACGATTCATGCTCTGCTGGTAAAGCAATCCTGAGATTTTGTATTTCAATGACTTGTCCAATTTTTCCAGTTTTACTTATTACTATAAAATCATATTCTACATTATAACCATATTCCCATTTTTTTAAACGATTTTGTTTTTTTAAAATTTGAGGATTTATAATGTCTTTAATTTCTTTCCAAAGAGTTTGTTCGTAAATCATTTACTTCTCCCTTCAGCAAAACCTTTAAATGTTTTTTCTAATTTAACTTCTTTAGGTTTTTCATTTAATATATCTTCCTCTAACTGTATCTTGGTTAATATCTCGAAAGCATCCATTATTGCTAACTTCTTAGTTGCGGCAGCATTTTTTAATCTATCAGCGCTTACATCGTCGTCTGAGTCTACAATCTTTTCTTTTGCCACCTTAATAAGTTCTTCAATAGCCTTGTGTCCAGCTTGGATTATTTTCTTTTTCGTTTCCTTGGTATTCATGCGTTAAAGCTATATCATTTGATTTCATACAATAGAGTCGCTCACCATTTATAATAAACTCAAATTCAGAGTTAGGTGTGAACGTTATAAGCTCTCCAGGTGCTATTCCTATGGCTTTTAAAGAGCTGTTTATGTATTTTACTATACCAACATTAGGTTGTTCTTTAATGTTATCTAGTTTATTGCTGTTAATTATAGGTTTTATAAAGCAATAATCTAAATGTGGTTTTAGATTATACATATAAATTTGTTCTGGTGAAACAAAGTAAAGATCTTCTTTAAAGTAACTAGAGCTATTTCGCTCTCTACCTTTTTGATCATACCATCTTCTAAATATATTATGATGTATATAAACTTCGTCACCTATATTTACTTTAGTTTTATAAGCTGCAGGTGTTGAAACAACTACAGCTTTTTTACTAACAAATTGATGATTTGATATTTGAGTGTTTACAATAAGAGATTTATCACCTATTTTTTTTTCATTGCTATATCTTTCTTCAAAAGGTTTAACAATAAAATTATATAAACTATTCATCAATATTTTAAATCATATTCTACAGATATAGCCATATTTGAATTAAACTTTTTCCAAGGCAAAACTTCTTTATTTTTAATTATAAAAATATTATAAGAATTGTCTTTTTCTTTAAAAATTATATCATTAATAATATGACCACCATAAACTTCTTGACCTAAAGAATAATGCATTGCTTCGTTTTTATAGTCAACGCCTACGCTTATTTTTCTAATTATTGACATTTTCTATTTCTTCGAAAGAACCATCTTGAAGATTTATTTGTACGCTTCCGTATTTATCTTCTAAGGATTTTTTATAAACATTTATATCTTCATTAACACTAGCTAATTCGTGTAAAGCTGCGTGTTTTTGTGATTCTAAAACACCTATTTCTTGTAATAGTGTGTTAAGTTTAGTTTGCTGTTCTTTTACTGATTTTAATTCTTCTTCAGTTATTTTATTTACTTTTTTACTCATTTGATTTGATTTGATTACTTGTTGTTTGTTTTAATATATAGCTACGCAATCTGCTCCAACTTTTAATTTAGTAGCTAATATAGGCGTTTTATCACCTACAACTGTTCCTGGTTGTACATTTTTAAATACAACGTCATTACCAGCTTCTGTTGTTATAGTAATAGATTGTGCTGATCCACCGTTATATATTACAACACCTCTTTTTTCTGTGTTTGCTATCGCACCTGTTCCAGCAGTTAAAGCTACAGCATCATGACCAAACATTCTTGGTTGAGCCATCATATTTCCTTGTAAACCGTCCATTTTTATTTATTTATTTTTGTTATTTTTTCAGCACCACGACTTCCGAAGTATGCTACGTAAACTGTTACCAGTAATGTTTTTAATAAGTTTATCCAAGCTTCATCAACATCGAATTGTAAATGAAAAGAATCTATAGACATCATAACGACAGCAGAAGCAGTTAAGAATATAAGAGCTAGTGGACGAGTATTTTTTGAAAGCCATGAATCACTTTTCATATCGCTTTTCCAACGACTAGAGACTTCTTTCATTTCAGCTATATCTTGGTCAACAAGCCTCATAGCTATTTCTTTATCTACTGGCTTAATACTACTATCACTTGCTATAATATTTTTTACTATTCCTAGTCCTCCTTTATCAGGCAAAAAGCTACCTAATGTTTTTAACAGCTTAGGAGCTTTAGACTTTAAGAATATGCCTATATTAGTTTCTTTAAATGTTTTGTTTTTCATTAATAAAGCCCTCCTTTTCCAGGTTTATTCTTTCTAGCATCTCTCCTAGCATCTGCTTTACTATAACTACAACCTTTTCTTTTCTTTTCTTTTGGAGTGTCATCAACTTTACAAACTTGTGTATCACCCGTAGTTTTTGAAAGATCTTGTTTAAGTTTCTTTTTTGATGTGTTTTTCTTTTTCCTACTTCCAGACAAGTTAGATCTTTTATTGCACTTGTTATCACGATGTGAAAAGAAATATCCTTCTGGACATGGGTCTTCCTCTTTTTTTATCTCTGTTGATGGTGGATCTTTTTTAAATCTTTCTTCTTCCTCATTAACGGTTGTAGTTTCTGTACTTGGGGGTGTAAACTTACCTTCAAATCTAGATCTTAAACCTTCTGCTGTACCATGACCTGCTGCTGCTATCTCTTCATAGGTTTTTCCATCTTCTAGCATCTTTATCATTGTTGCATCATAACCAGCGCCAGCTTTACCTCCGCTAATAGCGGCTTTAACTCTATATTCAGGTTTTGAACTTGCTGTAGATTCTCCAGATCTATATCTAACTTGTCTCTTAGGATTATTTGGATCGTCTTGCCATTCTCCCCAAGGTCCTAGTTCATCATTACCACTTAAATCTGTGTCACTACCTATTTCTACATTTACTTGTGGGCCAATACCAAATTTTTTAACCATTGATGTACCAAAGTTTTCATTCATTGATACGCTATCACTATCTTGCTTTCTCATAGGTTTACCTATTTCCCTAAAAGCAAAAGCAAATTCACCAGCAGCTACTTCACCAGCTCTGTTTAGTTTGTCTTTCTTTGGCCTCATGTCTTTTTCTTCTCTATCTCTACCAGCTTTATATGCAGGTTTTTCCCAAGCTAGATTCTCATCACTTTCATCAAATTCAGATCTAGCAGTTCTTTTCATGCCTTTACCATCCATGTTATGATAAACAGCTTCTTCATCATAGGCAAGTTTATTGTCCATGATATCTCTTAAGTGGTGATCTTCATGTGATTTAGCTTCTTTATAAAGAGCAGAGCTTTGAGGAATATTCTTGTTATAAATCATATTACCATTATCATTAGCTTTAGCCACTAAAGCAGGGCCTTCAGGTGGAGCTATATTGTCCGGTGTAAAAGGTACTTCATACCTAGCTACAGGATCTATTTTAATTGGTTGTCTTAATTTAAAAGCCATATCTTTATATTATTTTTGGAACTCTGATTCCGTTTAGTAATTCTTTTCTACCTTTACAGCCACAGCCACCAGGTATTTTATCTGCTAATTTTTTTATACCAGTAGCTTTTGTGAACTTTTCAAATACATCTCCTAATCCAACTGTTTCCATAATTTACCATTTTACTTTATCTGCCCAATAAGCGGCGGACATTTTCCCTTTAGCAATATTCTTGCCATGTCTATCTTTAAAGCTTTTTCTTTTAGCTTTCATTTTTTTTGATTCACCATCTTTAGGTTCACCTGCTGTAGATGCACCTTGTTGACCAAATCTAATAATTTTTTCTTTACCATTTTCACAAGCTTTCACTATGTGAGACTTAGTTCTATGCGTTGGTGTTTTTCTAGGCGTATTACAAGCCATTGCTTTTTTATCAATTTTTTCTGCCATCTTTTAAAACTTTTAGTTGTTTAGCTAACTCATCTAATTTACCATCTGTCTTAGTTCCGTCTTTTACTAATGTAGACAATACTGTTATTTCCTCAGAAAGCACATCACCCATCTTTTCCAGCATATCAACTCTTTCTATAAGATAATCTATATTTTTTTTATTCCATTCTTCTTTTAGCTCATATTCTAGTCTACCTACTTCTACTGGTGGTAACTCTTTAGCTAAAGCTATATCTTCTTGTAAAGTGTAATACATACCGACTAAAGTTGTAGTTAACATGATTATTCCAATTACAGTTTTTATATCAATTTTAAACTCAGTGTTTTCAGATATTTTCATACTCCTCTGTAGCATCAAATGACGGGCATGCTTTATTAGCAAACTCGTTGTGTGAATAAATAATAGCATCTGGATACATAGCCTTTAATGTTTTAAGTACTTGTAACAGACTTTCTTTTTGTATTGGTGTTCTAGTATCCTTCGGAGTCTTACCATCTGCCTCAACGCCTCCACAATAACACAAACCTATAGAATTACGGTTATGACCCTTGCAATGAGCTCCGATTCGGTCTATATCTCTACCTTTCTTTATAGTTCCATCTAATTCGATGTAGAAATGATATCCGATGTCGCTCCACCCTCGAGAATTGATGTGCCAGTCTTTTATTGTATCAACTGGTACGTCTTGCCCTTCTCTAGTAGCAGAACAATGTATTATAATTTCTTTTACAATTCTCATTTGTCTTGCCAGCTAAAATATAAATCTTCATTTACTGGAGTTATTTGTTGCTTGATACCAGCATCTAGGTTGGCTTTTATAGCAACCATATCTAATGCATTTTCTAACCAACCTACAACTACGGTTTCAAAACTTTCACTATCTTCATAAGGCACAAAAGATTCTCCCGCTTTGTATTCAAAATCTTGAGATCCTAGTATTGAGTTAGAGTATTTTTTGCCTCCATTTTCTTCAGATGCTGTGTACCTGTAATGCACCGTGTATATAACATTGTCTTCACCTTCTGCTTGAATGTGAGCGTTCATTTGTGGGATGTCCCATTTATAATTAATTGCCATTATTTTTTATTTCTTAATTTAATCCACTTATGTGTTGTATATCCAATAGTCATTAATAATAATACTATTTCTAATGCCGGTTCCATCCAGTTTAAACTTGCTATAGTGAATGAAGTTATATTTAAACAATATAACTTTAAATCTTCTATACCCATTATCTTTGAGCTAATAAAGTTGGGTTACCTTTATATTCTATATTATCTATTTTTTTAAGTGTAGGTGTTATTGTAGAATTATTTGATTTCATAACTCTAGTACCTACTATAGGTTTTCCACACTTAAGTTTAACACCTGCTGGCTTTTGTTTTTCTCCGTAACTTGGCATAATTTTTTATTTTAATGTTTGTAATTCTGTTGTACTATATATAATCACGTGATTTATTTTCACTTTTACACGTTGTCGTATTTTTTCTTTTTCTTAGTGTCGTACTTTATATCACCAGCTAATTTAGAAATATGCTTCTCATCATCAGTCATGCTTTTATCGCTTCCGCCATGTCTGCTGTCATAATTGATATCGCGTTTTAAATAATCAATATGAGCTTTATCATCTCTTCTAGCGGAATTAACATTAGCTTTACTTATTTGAGTATGTTTCTCGTGCATTCCAGGTGCATCAGCAACCATGTCAGCGAATTTGCCTTCTTTACCTTTCATTGCATTTTTTAAACCAGCATTAAATTCAGGTCCATCATACATACTTAATCCTCTAGCTATTTCACTTGTTCCGCCTGTGGCAACTCCAGCAATTACTCTTTTTGCTAGATCTTTATTTTCTTCTCCTTTTTTAGCATTAGTTTCAACAACTTCATTCAACTTTTCTTGAATATCTTTACCACCTTTTATAATAGCATTAGCATTAGTATTATCTATTTTTGTTGGACTAGCATAAGAAGCCAAACCTTGTTGAGGTGGAAATGTTTGAACTTGAGGAGTTGTAGATGCTTGCTGATTATACATTTGACCTTGACTACTAGCCATGTCACCAAACATTTGATCTCTTTGATAACTACTAGCAGCTATTTTCTGTGGTGGTTGAGGATTTGATTGATCTGCCACAAGCATATTCCTTCCTTGAGGACCTGCAGCTCTATTTACAATTTCCGGAGTTTCAGCTGCTGCCATAGGATTTAAGTGTGGAGCTTGATCTTTTCTTAGCATTGGAAATGCTTCACCAAATTTATTTACTTGTTTCATATTTTCTGTTTTATTATACATGCTTAGCGCATCTGTATTAGGCTCTTTTATTCCACCAATAATTTCTTCACCATCAGCAGTTTTTACTTTTATTGTTTTAAGAGTAGGTTTTTGATAATCTTTTCTTTTTAATACTTTATTTGCATTTTCTGGAGTCGTTGCCATTTTTATCTGTTTTTATCTTTATTAACGAAAGATATAGCTTTAGCCGTAACTTTCCATGAATACTTATTGTTATTTTCTAATTTTTTTAAAGGCATATCTTCTTCGCCTAACATTATACGGTACATACGGCTTATTAATTGTTTACACTTATAGGAAACTTTATATATATGATATTTTTGAGTTGTGTGGTTTCTTTTTCTCCACACTGTAATCCACCCTTGTTTCAATAATCTGTTCCAGCGTCTGTTATCCCAACTATATGAGTACGTACCTTTTTTAAAATCATCTTTAGTAAAATGTTCTATAGAGTCTAAATATATCAACAGCTCTAAGTCTGCATCGTTTAGACAACTTGTTTTACAAGCCCATTTTCTAATAATTCTATAATGTTTAAGTAAATTTAATTCTTTTAAATCTTTAGAAGTTAACCTTCTCATTTAATTATTTTCCTCTTTTATTTTTTCTTTTGGATTTTTTAGCTGCTCTTTTATCTTTTCTACCAGCTTTTTTAGTAGCTTTAGAATCTTTTTTATCAGCTTTTTTAGTAGCTTTATTTGCTATTTTTGTTTGCTTCTTAACTGCCTTAGTTGTTTGCTTTGTAGTTTTCTTTAAGTTTTTAGCAGCTGCCTTGTCTGTTTTCTTCTTTGCTTTGTCAGTTTTACCTTTAGCAATTAATTTAGTAGATCTTTTATTTGCTCTAGTTGTTCTTTTAGTTGCTTTTTTCTGTTGCCTATTATCTTTTTTATTTGCTTTTTTATCTTTTCTCGCGTCTTTTTTATCAGCTCTTTTATCTACTCTAGCATCTTTCTTTTCAGCCCTTTTATCTACTCTTGCATCTTTTTTACCAGCTTTAAATTCATCTTTGGTAATTTCACCAGCTGCTAATTTATCTTTTAAATCTTTCTTAGTGTTTTTCTTAGTTTCTTTTGCATCTTTCTTTCTATCTTTAAAATCATCTCTCGCGTCTTTCTTTTGTTCTCTAGCTGTTTGTCTTATCTCTTTCTTATTTTCTCTATTTTCTTTTCTTATCTCTTTATTTGTCATATCACCTGTATAGTCATCAGTGTATGATTGATCAGCTCCTCCTTTTGTTTCTTCAGGATTTAAATCACCTCCTGTTGTAGAAGCAGCATCTTTCTTTTCTTCTTCAGTTGGTTCTTTTTCTTTTTCCGCTTCAGCTGCAGCTGCATTTTTGGCTGCCTCAGCAGCTTCTTGCTCTTCAGCTAATTTTTTTCTTTGCATAAAAGCATCAACTTCTGCTCTTCCGAACTTTTCTTGTCTTTTGTCATCTATTGTATCTACTATATCCTTATCGTCAGGCGAAAGGGTTGCTTTATCTTGTGCTGCTTTAGCATCAGCTTCTGGAGATGTAGATTCACCTGCTACAACAACGTTAAATGGTGATTTCATAGCTAAACCCGTCTTAAACGTTTCAGCAAAAGGACCACCTTTAAATTTACCACCTTTTCTTGTTCTACCCATAACTATAGTATTACGACAACGTCGAATTCTTTTATAACTTTTAATTTTTTATTATTTATCTCTATGCCAAACCCAGCATTTTGATCATAATATATTATTTGATCTTTTTTTAAAACTTTAACATCAGAACCAGGCTCTATTACTAAAGCCTGCCTGAATCTTATATCTTCTCTTTGTTTTTCCCCTAATATCAAACCACCTTCGGTCTTTACATTTTGTTCTTCAAGAGGTTTTATTACTATGTATTTGCCTACTGCTTTCATGCTCTAATATTATTTATTACACAATCAGTTGACAATATAGTAGTAGCTACTGAAGCCGCATTTCTTAAAGCGCTTTTAGTAACCAATAAAGGATCTATAATTCCGGCTTTTACCATATCTACCGTATTTCCTGTAACCACGTCTAATCCTTTACCTTCTTCAAGTTTTTCAAGTTTATCTATACCTGCATTTTTTAATATTAATTCATAAGGTCTTCTTATCGCTTGATACAATACCTCTTCGCCTATACATGTTGGTTTTAAATTAAAACTTGCATTTAGTAAAGCTATACCACCTCCTGGCACTATGCCTTCTTTAATTGCGGCTTTTGTAGCACAAATAGCATCTTCTACTCTATCTCTTTTTTCTTTTAATTCTATTTCAGAATTAGCTCCAACTTTAACTGTTGCAACTTTAGCTTTTAACATAGCTAATCTTTTTTCAGTTCTTATAACTTGATTAGGATTTTTTTGGTCTTTTAAATAACCTTCAAGAAGGGTAATTTTATTTTTAACTTCTTTATTGTCAGTTAAATCAACTTTTAATATAGTATCTTCTCTACCTGATATAGATTTTAAACAATAACCTAAGTGTTCAGGTTGTATTATATCCATATCATCTCCTAGGTCTTCATTTATAAGTGTAGCTCCAGTCAAAGAGCATAAATCACTAAGAATTTCTTTTTTATTTAAACCAAATGTAGGAGCGCCTATTATATTAACTTTTATATTTCCTTTAACTTTGTTCATAGCTAAAGCATTCATGACTTGCGTGTCTACGTCTGCTATTATCAATAAGCTATTATTATTTTTTATACAATGCTCTAGAATTGGTTGTATTTTTCTTATAGAATCTATATTTGATTCTACTACTAGTACCAATGGATTGTCTAATTCTGCAGTTCCTACTTCTTGATTAGTTATAAAGTGAGTATTTAATAAAGGTTTAACATACTGTACTCCCTCTGTTAAAGTAACACTTGTCTCAGCTTTTTCACTTATCTCCATTATGACTACTCCTGTTTCATCCACCATTCTAAAAGCTTCACCTATTGTTTTACCTAAAAAAGCATCATTGTTAGATGATATAGTAGCTACTTGATCAATTTTTTTACCAGATATTTTTTTAGATTTTTTATCTAAATATTTTATAACTTTTTCAACACCTGAATCAATACCTAACTTCATTTCTCTTGGATTATCTAGTAGAGAATGTTCTGTAGCTTGGTCTAGTATAGCTTTTGCTAACACGGTTGCTGTAGTTGTGCCATCTCCAGCTTCTGTAACTGTTCTTTGAGCAGCTTGTTTTATAAGCGTTGCTCCAATATTTTCTAGAGGATCTTGTAGCGTTATGCTATTAGCTACTGTTACTCCATCTTTTGTTATTTGTGGCATTCCATTAGAATCTTCTAATATAACACATTTACCACTTGCTCCTAGAGTTGAGCTTACTGCATTAGTAAGTTTCTCAACACCAGTTAATATCTGACTTCTGGCAATATCACCAAAAGCCAGATTTTTAACTAACTTTATTTCTTCCATTTGATTTAATTTGATATAATTGATTTTTTAATAACTATTCCTAGAAGGTCTTAACAACTATTGGTCCTTTTTCATGGTTAATTTTATTACCATAGTGTTGAATAGAAGCATCTATTGCTTGTTCTGCTCCTTCTAAGGTTTCTCTTCTGGTAACATCGATCCACGTGCCAGGATCTTCCATGCTATTATATTCGGTTTGTAAATATCCATTAGGTAGTTGCACTATTCTCCAATTTGTTTTATTTTTGAGGTGCTCCCACATTTTAATGGCTTCCATTGTAGGTGTTTCTTGTGGTGTACGATTCCACGTGTTGGTACGGGTATATAAAAACGTCATTGTATTTTGGTTTAGTTAAACGTTGGTTATTTATATTATCACTTGATAATTCGGTTATTTAATTTTTTTTATTATGCATATGCTACTTGCATGGTTACTTGCAAGTCTCCATTAGTGGCTCCAGTACCTGTCCATCCTGTTGTTGGTCTTGGAAAAAGTAGAACCATTATATCTTGAGCTACGTAAGTGGCTCCAGCACCAGATAAATTCATGAATTTATATATCCAAGTTCCAGAATCTGCAGATGTAATTTGTAAACCTGTTAAATCAACTAGATTAGTATAGTTGACAGTGCCTTCCTGCGTGTCTGGAACACCAGTTCTGCTAGTTAATTTACCTAACTTAAAATTAACAGTTCCGTTAGCACCTATTACAGGGGCGTTAGCACCATTCCATTTAATTGCTATCAACTGTACTGTTAAAGGAGCCATTATTGGAATACATGGTCCAAAATTAGATGATCCAACTTCGTTAGGAAAAGTAAAAGAAGCTTGTCTTGGGTTAGATGCAATATTAGAAGATGATCCTACGCTTGCGCAACCTGCGTTTATAGTTCCATTATTATTATTTGGACGCCATTGAACTTCTCCAATTCCAGTAGAAGTTAAGACTTGACCTTGACTTCCTGTAGAGTTACCATAATCTTTAAGGGCACCTTTTATGTGTAGTGTAGAAGTAGATTCAGTTACTAAATCACTATTACTAAAGGTTCCTCCTTCAGTACCAAGTATAGTACCATCAAAAGTTACGGCGGCTTGAGTGTTAAACTGGAATGTTTGAGTATTTCCAGATCCTGTAGTTATTAATGATGAATTTGCAATGCCAGTTCCAAGAGCATCAAAAACAGGCACAACACCAGCTGTTCCACTTATACCTCCAGTAGGGGTTTGCCAACCAATACCACTTCCTGTAGAAGTTAAAACTTGACCATTAGTACCTTGAGCTCCACTTATTTTAAGATTTGTAAGGTTAGTAGTTCCGTTTACATCAAGCTTAGTAGAAGGACTATTAGTTCCAATACCTACATTACCACCACTTGTTATTCTAAATAGCTCACTAGCATTGTATCCATAAGCTACATCTCCTAAAGAAGGTCTATAAAAACCTCCTGTTGCTGAAGGAGCGGTAGCTGTATCAGCTCTGAACCAAAGAGAATTTCCTCTAACGTCTCCATTTATATCTAGTTTATATCCAGGAGTAGTAGTTCCAATACCTACATTACCTGCAGAAGTAACTCTAAGTCTTTCTGATCCAGCTGTAGATAAGCCTAAAACATCTAAGCCAGGTAAAAACATACCTGTATTTGTATCATCTGAGTTAGAAAAGCTAGGGAAAACAGCGCTTGATACACCTGATCTTAAAGAAACTCCATTTGGACCAAGTCCTTCTAATACGTTTACACCTGTTACGAATTTATTTCCTGTACCAAAAGTAACATCACCTTCAACATCTAGTAACTTAGCAGCAGTAGTAGTTCCGATACCAATGTTTCCAGAGTTTAATGGTTGGAAGATGTTACTATTACCTATAGTGTTAGAATCAACCCAGAGTGGGAATCTTCTAGGAGTTCCTGATCCATCAACATTAGAAGCTGAAGTACTTATTGTTATGTTTCCAGTAGATCCAGATAAAGATATATTACTTCCAGCTATTAAAGACAACACACCAGTATTACCTATAGTAACATTTCCAGTTGGGTTACTAACTGATATACCAGACCCAGCAGATATAACATCAACTACATTTATAGCATCTCTTATTGAATCTATAGAAGCATTTTTAGTTTTATTTTCATCTGCAGAATCAGATATTAACACCTTGTCTTGCGCTGCAGCGGCTTTACTTGGGTATGTATATATTATTGCCATTTTTTTATTTTTAATATTTATTATCGTTCTTCAGCAGGTCTAAAATCTACTAGCAGTCCGTTTTCAAAAGTTAATGAGTACGTTGTTCTATTTGGCAGATCTGTAAG